CTAAAGGGCGTTTACTGTCAATGTCAAAGGTTTTACCACAATCGCAGGTATGAGTGATCTGAGTCCTCATTTAGACCCACCCCAACCTGTGCCCCTAAATATGGCACCTACTGGGTCATAAATACGGCGCATATCAAAGCCACAACACTTAGGTATATTTACATCGTGTATAGATCGTTGTACCTCAAAGCGTATGGAGCAGCTAATACACTCATATTCATACATCGGCATAGGTAACCAATAGGCAAACGCTCATTTTGCTACATACCTTGCATTGTAAGACTTTTACGTTAGCAGGCAGGTTATCTGTGACTATGCGCTCTATCTGCTCTGTGATTTTCTTACAGCTGCGGCACTCAAAGCGTATTGACTCACTCATAGCTGCACCGCCTCTGAGATAGGCAAAAGGGCCACGGTCTTATCGACCTGGCCCTGAGAGTCAAACTCTGTCTTAGCAGGCAGCCTTTTAACTGACCACTTAACAGTTATCTTACGCAGGTTAAAAGCGTAAATGCCCTGAGGTGTGGCATTAACGTAAAAGGGCGTAAAGCCAAGGCGCGAGGCCTGTTGCATTAGCGCATCGTACTTTTCTTGCTCTATGAGCAGGTCATTGTAATGTGTGTGCCTGCATTTTAGCTCTATGTGCAGCCTATACAGGGTGCTAGTGGCATCGTGGTATTCGTATTGGTCAGATGATTTAGTTAGATCCTCTAAGTATCTGCTCTTGATGTAGTTAAATAGCTCTTGCTCTGTATCTATCATCGGCAGCCTTTGCAAAACCATATAATGTTTTCAAAGCTGTTTTTTTGATAGCCAAACTTATCTAGTTGCGTGACCATAGCGCATTTATCGCACTGCTCTACCTTGTACTCAGCTGCTAACTCACCGTCTATAAAGAGTTTGCCCGTCATAGCCTGTAGGTTGATTAGCTCGTATTGATCGCTCATAGCTTTAAGCCGTCCTCACACTTTTTACATAGAAACACTACTAGGCCGTCTCTGCGGTCATATTCGTTCACCTGCGTATCTTTATCGCAGATACTGCAATTACTGACACCGCCATAGCCGCTAAAGCTGTATTGGTGTCCAGTAGGCGATAGCCATTTATCTTTAGGGTTAATGGTCATACCTGGGGCGCCCAACCTGTAGAAGTTTGCATATACCAAACTGGATCACATTGGTTAGCCTTGCTCTTTTCTATACAGCTGTAGTTGCCCCACTCTTTGCCTGTCTTAGCGCTAGTGCCAGTACGCCAAACGCGGGCACCGTGTTTACATTCAGGTTTGCCTTGTAGGTAAATGCCCCCTAGCTCGTTTTTAACAGCCTCTATGGTCTGTGCTACAGGTGTAGTAGCCCATAAATCATCGCTAACAGGTGCTACGTCCTTAGTGCTAAGCGCCTCTACCTTTTCCATATCCTGTTTAGTACTACGAGCAATACCGCCAGGTGTAAGCAAACCAATAACGCGCCCGTAAGCGCTTGTTACTGCGTTTTCTACCCAAAAGTGCAGGTTAACGCCACGGTCTGAGCGCATCTCAAAGGCATAATCTACGGCGCTTGGTAGGTGATCTTCATACTTTTTATAGGCCTCAGCTTTAACCAAAATATAACCTTTTGTTATGTCTATATCCTCGATATAAGCAACAAGGCGTAGGGTCGGATATTCTGCACGTGCCCTAATAATGCGGGCGTTGACATCCTCGTATCCTTCAAGAAAGTTACTCATCGCTTGGCCTCAGCTTCTTTTAACGCCTTAGCGATATTACGGCCACGTAGGTAACCTTCACCTAGGCCTACTTTGTAACCCATTTCATAAGCTGCGTAGATAAATAAGCCCATAAACAGGCAAACCATACCTACCACTATTAGATCTAAACTGTTCATCTTTCGCCCTTTGTTAAGGCCGAAGCGCTACTTATCCGAGTAGCCCTCTCGGCGTGTGTAGTTAAAGTATGAACCTAGCTACTGACAAAAGGCAACGCGACACGCCCTACTTACTAAGTCTGTCCTCTAGCAACAGCTCGTAAATCTTGTCCACGCGGATTTCTATACGCTCAACCCTACCTTTAAGGTTATGGCCGCCGTTGCCGTCATCGCGTAGCTCAGATAGGTAGTACTTAACAAGGTGGCGCACAAGCCCAGCCATAAGCCCTGAAAGCGTAGCGATCCCCAACGCTACCGCTATGTATGCCTGGGCCTGTGACACTTACTTAGCGCCTATCCCAAGCTGCTTTTCATTAGGTGCTATAGCTTTAAGTACTGGGCCAATAAGTCCAGCTACAAAAGCATTAGCTAATACCTTAGGATCTGTAATCCCGCTGAGGTATAACGCACCTACGCAGGCAAGCGCCGCACGTAGGTAAGACAAGGCCGCAGCCTTTAATTGCTTTTTCATTTATTCGCTCTTTTCTAGCCCTAATTTAGTTATTAACTCTGCAACCTTTGCAGGGCCAATACTTATCTCAAAGTGCATCTCATCTTTTCTAGTCCAATCGCCGCCCCAGGTTAGCCCGTACTTTTTAGCTAGCGCACGGATCATAGGTACCTTGCTAGCCTCAAACGTGCCTACCTTGCCTAAAGGGTGTTTAGTTGCGTTTAGGTCTATAGCTGTGCCGCTGGCGTGGTTACTAAGTTTGCCTACCACACCTCTAACGTCTCTGTAGGCATAGCCCCAATCGTCAAAAGTGCCGCCCTCTATTGGCTCTATTAGCTCGTTAAACTCTTTAGCAAAGTTAATAAGCAAAGGCGCTACCTTTTCAGCGCAGCGGATTTTAAGGCTTGTGCCCTCTACCTTAAAAGGCTTAACGCCTATCTCAGCCTGCTCCTTAGATGCTGGCCAGCCGTTGTAGCTAGTCTGCATCTGTAACTATTGGTGTGGATTGTTCCGCTTCTGGGTTTTCTAACCAAGCCAAATAAGTTTGATAATCTGAATTGGCTAAATCTTTTGGTATCTGATAGACCATCTCACCTTCAAGAAGTTCAATGTAATCCCAACCCATTGGAGTTGTTTTTTCTGTGTATTGTTTCATTATAGTTCCGCCGATGCTGAGTATTTGGTTCGGAAGTAATTGCTTGCAGATGATGAAGCCTGAGCAGCAGCCATAAATCCTGTGTCTGCTGGTGTTTCGACATAAGGAGTATTAAAGTTTAAGACGGCATAATCTGAAACTCTTGCAACTGTTGGCGTAGTTCGCATAGGAACGGCGAAAGTAACTCCCGCGCCGTAGTAGGCGGCATTAGTTACAAGACCCATAAATCCACCATAAGCGAATTGGTAGTATCGACTACAAGCGGCTAATTCTCCTTGGATTGTTCCCGTTGCCGTTTGGAAAGCAGTAGCGACTGAACCCGCCTCTAATTGCCAGCCCCAAGTGTCTATGGTTGCACTGTTCAATGTACCTGACACATAATCCATTTCAATTTTCAAATAACTACTTGTTCCAATTGTTTTGCCAGTAAGCGCAGGTGCAGCAAATTGCATTGTATATCTTGTCCAAGATGATGTCAGTGTAATGTTTGACGCTGTTGTGTTTGTATTGGCAGAACCACCGCTACCAAAGTTTTGAATCAGATAAGGTGTAAAAACTATACTGGCAGAAGATTTAGCCCAAAAAGAAAAAGTAATTGTTTGACCAGCATAAGTTTGAACATTTTCAATTTTCTGGCCGAACTCCGTATAGGTTGAAGTGCTACCACAGGTGATTCTACTGAAGTATTGTCCTTCATAGCCTGATACTGGGGCTGTTCCTGGAGTAAAAGTTTGTTGTGCATACGATGCTGTTCCAGCGCTAAATGTACACAAAGCACTAAATCTGTCTGGGCCAAAAGCAGTCGTATTAGTTGTTAAAGAAACAGAAGTACCGCGCTGCCAGACATTAAACGCACCATTGATAATTGCATTCTTGCCAGCAGCAAAGTTTGCACCATAGCGCAAGCCTGTTGAAGTGGAACTATCTGCTACAAGTGTCTCGCCGTTGTTGCCTACTGTAAGAGTCGCTGGCGTTGCAGATGAAAACGCGGTAATGAGTGCGCCTTTAGCTGTTAGCTGTGTATTTTGGATAGCGTTGCTATCGTCAAAGCCAACCCAGGCTGCACCTGAGTATGTGAGTACTGCATCGGTGTCTTTGAGGTAACAGCATTGGCCCTCTTGTGGTGAGGTTATAGCTGCATCTCGCGCTGCCGCTGAGGCAAACACTAGTACGCCTTGCATTAGGTAGCCGTTAGTGTCAGCTGCCGTAAGTACCTCGCCAGTAGTAAAGGTCTTAAAACCTAATCCAGCTGCCATAGTCCTATCTCCTTAATAACTTAATACGCCGCTGTCAAGCAAGCCGTATATGGATGAGTCTAATATAAAGCCGTCAATAATTGGCTCTAAAGTGGTAAGTGTTGTTTTCCAGCTATTAGGCGTAATGCTCATAGCAACGCCAAACACCTGCAAAGTTTTAGTTAGCGTTGATCCGCCAGGCTGGTTAGTTGTGATAGTTACAGGGTCAAAGTAATCAAGGCTAAGGGCTGCAATAATGCCTAAGTTGTAGTTATCGGTATAAAGGTCTAGCTGTATAGCATCGCATCGAATACTGGTCTCAGCCCTAGATGCAACGTATGCCTGTGCATAATCCAGGGCTACGGCATCGGTCTGCATTAGTAGGTTTTGTTGGTTATAGCTATGCACAAAATACTTATCTATGCTGGGCTGGTTTATGGCTACCTGGGCTGTGCCGCCTGTACGGGTAACGCTGGCTGAGTTGTAAACCAGGGTATCGTCAAGGCGCCACACCGCATTGAAGTAACTAATATCTGTGCCATTATCGTTAAATACTGTAGGCGTAGCTCCTGTACTGCCAGCCGTTACGTTACGATCTTGAAAGACAAACGAGCCAGCGGCATCTACATACAAGGCCCCGTACTCGCTAGTCTCCACCGTTTGCATAGCTGCAAGGCTTGTGCGGGCTGTGCCTGGGTCTGCCTGCATTGTGGTTAAACCTGCATCCACGTCACGCATAGAGGCTGGCCAGTCAATAGCATCTAACAAGGCGTTAATTCTTGCGCCGCTAAGCTGACCCGCTGGGGTGCCCGCTACTGTACTAATCTGTGCATTTTGTGCCAGTCTAAAAGCATCTACAGCTTGGATCGTGGTATAAACCACGTCATTAGCGTTTTTAGGTGTAGTAGTTGTATAGCTAGTAATAAAGCCTGAAAAGATAGGGTAAGTAACCGCGCCGTAAGTAGCCGTAATCTGCACTTTGCGCATAGGCGTA